CGTAGTTCTCAAGTTAAAAGACGCTTTGAACGAAACCTCTGTTCAAAACGCAAAGCTACTTTATACAAACGAAGCATTGTCTAGCGACTCGTTGAATGGGCGACAAAAATCAAAACTTGTCGAAGCTATTTCAAATGCTAACTCTGTAGAAGAAGCTAAGGTAATCTTTGAAACCCTTCAAAGCACGGTGAGCGGAACTAAGAAACAGTCCCCAAAAACACTTAGCGAGGCGGTTAGTAGGAAATCTACTTTGTTACCACAAACTAAAGAGGCTAAACAACCAACTGATCCACGCATTGATAGAATGCAAAGATTGGCAGGTTTAAACTAACTTTATAAGGAGACAATAATATGTCAGTTTTAGATAAATTAACAGAAGGTATTGTTAATCGTGATCTCCAGAAAGAAGGTGCCGCTCTACTTAACAAGTGGGAAAACACCGGACTTCTTGAGGGACTTAACAGTGACCAAACAAAAGACGCTATGGCTCGTTTGCTTGAAAACCAAGCTAAAGAGTTGTTGCGTGAATCCACCACTATGTCTGGTGGAGACGTTGAAGGTTTTGCAGCAGTTGCATTTCCAATCGTTCGCCGTGTATTCGGCAACTTGATCGCTAACGATCTTGTAAGCGTTCAGCCAATGAGCCTCCCATCGGGACTCATCTTCTTCCTTGACTTCACAGTTTCTGCTGAATCCAACGGAGCAGTTGCAGCCGGTAGACTCGGATATGTCACAGGATCTTCACTCTACGGTGGTGGAGTAGTTGCTAAGGGACTTCAAGACGGCGTTAGCCTTACTGGAGACAATGCTTCTGCTGGACCATACAACTTGAACAATGGGTACTCTTCACCTACTGCTTCCGCAGCATTAGTGACAGCCCCAGCCGCCGCCGCACTAACCATCACTGGTACAGGTTCAGCAGGAGACGAAGCACTCGATAAAGCAATTAGATACGATCCGGACCTTTCTGGTTCTGGTATTGTTGTTGCAGCATTTAGTGGATCCTCGGTATTTTCACAGCTTGATGTCAACAATCTTGTTGCTATCACCTTGTCTGGTTCTTTTCGGGACGCTGGTCTAGGTGTACAGAGAGGAAAAGGCTTCCTTCCATACGATGCTGATGGAACAATTAAGGGTGCTAGATTGATTAGAAGACTTACCGAGCTTCATAGTGGTTCTTCGGGTAATGATCCGACTTCTACCAACCATATTGTCAAGTTCGTTTTCGAAGCTGCTTCGAACCTTGAGGTTGATGACCTTGCATTAGCTATTGGCGACACTCTTGCTCCGAACGGTGACCAGACTCACGGTAGAGAGCACTATCCTTGGGAATTCCCAATCACTGACGATTTCGTAGAAGGCGGAGCTATTGGTTCTGTTGTTGGTGATCCAACTTGGGAACTTGAAGCACAAGCACAAATCCCAGAGATTGACATCAAAGTCGATTCCGTTGCAGTTACTGCCAAGACCAAGAAGCTTAAGGCTAAGTGGACTCCAGAACTTGGACAAGACCTTAGTGCTTATCACAACCTTGATGCAGAAGTTGAGCTTACAAGCATTCTTTCTGAGCAAATTGCTCTTGAGATTGACCGTGAGATTCTTGAGGACCTTATCAAAGGTGCTACTGCTGGAACTCAATACTGGTCACGTCGTCCGGGTAGATTCCTTGCTCGCGACAATGGTGAGCAAATCGGTGGAAACTTGGACAACGAATCCTTGATGGGTGCTGACTTCACTGGTACTGTTTCCGAATGGTACGAGACTTTAGCTGAAACTATCAACGATGTTTCTGCTCAAATCCACAGAAAGACACTTCGCGGTGGCGCAAACTTCGTTGTTTGTGGACCAGAGGTTGCTAACATTCTTGAGTTCACTGCTGGCTTCCGTGCTAGCATTGGAAACGATTATGGTAACGGTTCTGTTGGAGCAGTCAATGTTGGATCTTTGAGCAAGAAGTTTGACGTATATGTGGATCCTTACTTCCCACGTAACGTTATTCTTGTTGGACGTAAAGGTGGATCATTCCTCGAAAGCGGATATGTATATGCTCCATATGTCCCACTCCAAGTAACTCCAACTATCTTTGGTACTGAGGACTTTGTACCTCGTAAGGGTGTCATGACACGCTACGCCAAAGAGATGGTTAGACCAGATATGTATGGTCTTGTTATCTGTCGCGACCTTAATGGCTAATCCCAATAGGATCTAGACAAACAAAGAGCCCCGTCATTAATTTGGCGGGGCTTTTTTATTTCTATACGGCTTTAACCTCTCCCTACAACTAATTACTATGATACACTTGTGTCTAGGAGATTTAATGAATGGCTTACCCAACTTTAACACCATCAAGCACAACTAGCGTTTCCAGATTACCTGTAACTGGTACCGTTGATAATGTAAATGCAACTGATAACCCCCTTCCATATGGGGTATATATCACTAGTGCTAGATCTGGATCTGCCCTATCGGCATTCAAACAAGGGGCTGCCGACCAAGTAACATACGTTTATAAGAAACTTGGTGGCGATGTTCTAGATATTGAAATTACAGAATACCAAGTTTATGCTGCCTACGAGGAAGCTTGTTTAGAATACTCTTACCTTGTCAACATACACCAAGCAAAAAACGTTTTGGGAAGTGTTCTCGGAGCAAGCACAGGATCTTTCGATTCAGATGGAGAATTGGATAGTGGCGAAGCAATAAGCGGATCAAACACGGCTTTGACTTACCCAAAGTTCAGCTTCCAATACGCTGGCAGGGTGGGCGATGCTGTTTCAACTGAGTCTGGTCTTGGCGGAGCTACTCCTATTTATTCTGCTTCTTTCGACACAGCACAAAAAGTACAGGACTACGACTTACAGTCAATTATTAAGACCACAGCTACAACAGACACTGCTAGCCCATTCTACGGAAAGCTTGGAGATAACGGAGATAAAAGAATCACCGTTAGAAAAGTTTATTATAAGACGCCTCACGCTATGTGGAGATTTTACGGGTATTACGGTGGCTTAAATACAGTAGGCAACTTGTCTTATTACGGACAATACTCGGACGACTCAACCTTTGAAGTTATTCCAGTGTGGCAGAACAAGGCACAGGCTATGGCTTTTGAGGATGCAATCTATACTAGAGCTTCTCACTACTCATATGAGATAAAAGACAATAATTTGAGGTTATTCCCAACCCCGGTGGCATCATCCCCAACAAAGATGTGGGTTGACTTCTCCGTTAGAACAGACCCTTGGGAAGAGGAAGCTGGCAAAGAAGATGGCGCGACTGGCATCAACAATATGAACACACTTCCATTCGAGAACATACCCTATGATAAGATCAACTCGATTGGTAAGCAATGGATTAGAAGATTTGCCTTGGCTCTCTCTAAAGAAATGCTTGGGTTAATTAGAAGCAAGTTCGCAACAATACCAATTCCGGGAGAATCCGTAACATTAAACGGTCCAGCGCTTGTGTCTGAAGCTAAAGAACAGCAAAATCTCCTAAGAGAGGAATTAAAAACTGTCCTAGACGAGTTGACATACGAAAAACTAGCCGAGAAGGATGGTAATGTAACCGATTCAACACAAAAAGTATTAATGAATATTCCACCTTCAGTATTTGTAGGATAGTATAAATGGCAGATAATAAATGGACACAACCAACTAATCCTCCTGCTCCCTTATTTACTGGGGAGAAAGAGCGCAATTTAGTCAAGCAGATCAATGATGAAGTCATAGAGCGGGTCATTGGTCAAACTGTCCTTTATTATCCTATAAGTCTAGAAAAAACTAACTTTCACCCTCTTTACGGAGAGGCTATAGAAAAAACTTTCCTGTCTCCTGTGAGAGTCTATGCTTTGATTGGGTGGGAAGGTCAAGATACAACCAATTCTTCTCTCGGTGTGGACAAGAGATCTTCAATTAATATTTATTTTCACAAGAGAAGACTAACAGAAGACCAAAACCTTTTTGTTAGAGAAGGCGACTTTGTTTTATACGGCAAATTTCACTATGAAATCGTTACGTTAAATGAGCCAAAAGAACTTTTTGGTCAAGTGGATTATAAATATGAGATCTCTGCTACATGTAAAAGAGCAAGAAAGGGCACCTTTGATGCCCTCTAGGAGAATTTAAAATGTCTGCTTATACAGGTGGGAAAGAAAATAAAAATTACACAGGTATTCCCCAAGAGGATCAGGAAAGGTTGCAAGATCTAAACTTCTCTCCGTCCACTCTGGAAACCATCGACTATGCTATACACGATTTTGTTAATGACAAGTTGTCATTGAAGACAACCACCAACAAAGGAGTCGCAAAAGTACCAGTTATATGGGCATCAGCCGAAAGAGCATATCAGGTCAAGAACGATAAGGAATATAGAGACGGTGAGGGATTGATTGTATTGCCGGCGATTACCATCGAGAGAGCATCAGTTGTAAAAGACTTAACAACAAGGGGCGCTTACTATGGAGATATGTTTCCTTTTCAATCTCAACCAGAAAAAGGCGGCTCTCTTGTTATTGCAAGGAGAATAAAACAAGACAAGACTTCTAATTTTGCCAATGCCGATGCGAACAGGAGATACAACAATAGAGTAGCGCCCAAGTTTGTTCGCAAGTCAACAAAAAAAGTTGTGTATGAAACAGTCTCTATTCCGCCTATTGTATATGCTGAGATCACATACAAGATATTACTCAGAACAGAATACCAACAACAGATGAACGATCTGCTCCAGCCCTTCATCACTAGACCGGGAACAATTAATAGTTTCTTGATTGACAGGGATGGGCACAGGTATGAAGCATTTGTTCAAGGAGACTTCGCCCTAAACAACAATATTACATCAATGGAAAACGAGGAAAGGAGGTTTGAAACCTCTGTAGATATTAAGGTCCTTGGTTACCTTGTGGGTGAAGGTATAAACCAAGAAACGCCAAAGTTCTCTATTAGAGAAAATGCCGTGCAAGTTAGAATACCTAGGGAGCATGTTGTGTGGGATGATCCTCTCCCAACAACAGGTCCCGGTAATGATAGCAAACAAAATGTCGGAGTGGACGGCAAGTATAGAGAATAATTTTGGACTTTCTAAAAACAAAACACTATTTACTAAAGAAATAATATCGTCTTAAAAATAGACGGGTAAAAGGAGATAGCTATAATGTCGGCAAAAGATTTCAAATTTGTTTCCCCCGGAGTGTTCATCGAAGAGATCGACAACTCCCAAGTCCCCAAGTCACCAGTGGCAATTGGACCATTGGTTATTGGGCGTACTAGAAGAGGACCCGCTTTCCAGCCTGTTAGAGTTGATTACTTCTCTGAGTTAGTAACAATCTTTGGAGATCCAGTATGAGGCTAATAGAAAAGCGACCTTTGGCGTGGAGGAATACCTACGGCACCGACATTTGCTGCCTACGCCGCTCAAGCATGGCTTAAGAATAGCACTCCTTTGACATTCATCAGACTACTTGGCGACCAGCATCCAGACAACGCTGGGACACAGACTGCACAAGCCGGTTGGAATTTAGCATACCCCGGACCTAATACGCCTGCCCTAGCCGA